GTGGTTGTGGACGACGAAGAGGCCGAGAAGGACCTTGGCCTTGGCTGGTTCAGTACGCCGGCCGAGGCCGCCGATAACGTCGACACCGACGCCGACCTTGAAGCGCGCCGACAGGCTCTTATGGACCAGGCCACCGAGCTTGGGCTTCAGGTTCACCACCGCAGCGGTATCGACAAGATTCAGGCTGCCCTGGATGAGCACGCGGCAACTCAGGAACTCATTGCCGCGCAGGCTAAAGCCACAGAAGAGCCTGCAACTGAAGAACCAACCACCCCCCAGGAGTAACCGCAATGACAACGCCGGTCGAGCTGATCACTCTCGCACTGAAACAGGTGGGCGTGCTGGGGGTTGGTCAGACGGCCAGCGCCGAGGACATCAACGACGCTTTCAAAATGCTCAACATGATGATTGGGCAGTGGGCGGTTAAACGGAACTTGGTGCATCAGATCCTTGATGTGCCATTTGTCTGTAATGGCAGCCAGACCTACACCGTTGGACCGGGTGCGAACTTCAACGGGCCCCGGCCACCTAAGCTGATCGGGGCCTATGCCAGACAGCTTGTGCCAACCCCGATTGATTTCCCGCTTGACCTACTTGAATCAATGACCGACTGGGTGCGCATAAGTATCAAGTCGATGCCATCAATCCCCAGCGTTGTTTATTACGACCCCCAATACCCACTGGGGGTTTTGCACGTCTGGCCAGTACCAAGCAGTACCTACGAACTTCATCTGCTGATGCTCGCGCCGCTGTCTGCGTTTTCGACTCCGTATGTGGACATCAACCTCCCGCCCGAGTACGAGGAAGCACTGATGTACAACCTGGCGGGTCGCCTCTACCCAATGTATGGAATGCCACCAGATCAGACCATCATCAAGCTTGCCGCCGCCAGCCTTGCAACAGTGCGCATGGCCAACACCCAGATTGGCCGGCTCTATATGCCAGCAGGTCTGATACGGCGCGGCTCCTATAACGTCTACACGGATCGCTGACATGAAAATTCCATTGCTAGTCGGCGCGTACCAGTCAAGAAGCGTCATCGCGGCTGCTCAGCGGTGCGTTAATCTTTTCCCGGAAAAGAACCCCGAGGGTGAGAGCTTCCCTACCACGCACTACCCAACACCAGGCTCTACGGTGCTGCTTACAGCGCCAGATTCGATATGGCGGTGCCTGTACACCTCGAGTGATAACAGGCTATTTGGCATCTGCGGGTCGACGGTGTACCTGATCAAGGATGACCTGACACTTCAGACTATCGGCCTCATCAGTTCTACCCTGACGCCATGCTGCATGGTCGACAACGGGGTTCAGATCCTAATTGTTGATGGGACCGCAAATGGCTACACCATCGTGCTTTCAACGCTCGTGTTTGCCAAGGTAACCAACTCGGCTTTTTATGGTTCAACCCGCGTATTTATCGTTGACGGATTCCTCTTGCTGAACCGCCCAGGCACTAACCAGTGGTACGTCACGCTTTTCAATACGGTCGACTTCGATGCGCTCGATTTTGCTTCGAAGATGGGCGCGCCTGATCTGCTGGTTGCTGTCGGTGTTACCCGACGCAACGTGTTCTTGTTCGGCGAGCAGACCACTGAGATTTGGACCAACACTGGCGGTAATGCCTTCGCCTTCTCTCGCGTACCCGGGGCTTTCATCCAGTTCGGCTGCAAGGCCCCGTATAGCCTGTGCGAGGCTGACGGGTCGCTTTACTGGGTGAGCCAGTCGCCTCAGGGTGAATGCATGGTCCTGCGCACCGACAACTATGACCGGGTTCGCATCAGCACACACGCCATCGAAAACGAACTGCAGGGGTATGCCCGCGTCGATGATGCGATGGGGTACGTCCACCAAATGTCCGGCCATTATTGGTACGTGCTCAGCTTCCCAACCGCCAATAAGACCTGGGTCTTTGACCTGGCCACGCAGCAATGGCATGAGCGCCTTTATCTGGCCGAGGACGGAACCTTTCAGCGCCATCGTGGCAACTGCTTTGCCTTCTGGAAGGGGCGCCATGTAGTTGGTGATTATGCTGACGGGCGCTTGTATCAGCTCAGCATGGATGTTTACAACGATGCGGGTAATGAGATTCGCCGTGTGCGCTCGTTCCCGCACATCACTGATAATGGTAACCGGGTCGCCTATCGACTATTTCAAGCAGATATGGAGGCCGGCGAACCTTCCGGACAGGAACCAACGACGCCACCAGAAATCAGGCTTAGATACAGCGACACAAAGGGTGCAAGCTGGTCACAGCACTTGCCGACGACTATCGGTTTTCGCGGTGATTACAAGGCAATTGCCCGGTGGTTTCGTCTTGGACAGGCCAGGGATCGAGTCTTTGAGCTGTCATGGTCGGCCGACGTCAAGACTGCACTCAACGGGGCATATCTCGAGACTGCATCGGGGGCGCGATGAGCGATATCAAAACAGATCTTCCGATCTATAACACTCCGATCATTGACTCTCGCGGAAACATAAACGAGGTTTGGTGGCGGTTTTTTGCTGTTTTGCTAACCCGCACCGGGGGAGCGTCCGGGACTGATTCTGGATCTAATCAGCGCCTGATCAACTCAGCTTGGTCGCTGATCAATTCTAAAGTTGATCCAGTATACAAAGATCCTACAAGCCAGATAATTGCACTAATGCAGGAACCCCAGGCCTCTACAAGAAAGTCTGAAGCCCCCCAGGATGTACAAAGCCATGGTCTGCAGGTAGACGATGCTCTACATGCCGTTGCAAGCTCTGCATCATCTGGATTTATGTCATCAGCGGATAAGGCAAAGCTAGATACGATTCCAGGTTCGATCAGTTGCTTTTCTGCTTACCAGACATCCAACCAGACAATTACAGCGGCAACCCAGAAAGTAATTACAGGCTATACAAAGCTGTTCGATGATAACTCTGAGCTATCAACAACAACATCAGCATTTGTCCCAGCATTAGCAGGGACATATGTGTTTTCAGGAGGTGTTTGTGGTTCGCAGGCGGTAGTGACGGCAAGGCTAGTATCCATATTTGTAAATGGATTTCAGCGGTGCACGCTATCAAATAACAGCGCGACATCCGGTCAAGCTGTTGCGCTTGGCACATCGCCCCCTATCCGTCTGGCGGCCGGCGATAGCGTAACCCTCGTATACTTCAGCAGCCTGGCAGACGTTACGACTGCTGGTCAAAACACCACATTTTTTGGCGGATGGAGAATCAAATAATGTCAGTCACTTGGAAGGAAATGGTTAAGGGGTCAACGCTAACTGCAACCCCTACAACTCAGTACACAAGCCCAGTATTGGCGTCTGCTGCTATTCAGGCAATCTCAGTAAATAACCCAACAGGCGGGGCACTAACCTTTGACCTTTACAAGGTTCCGCCCGGTATGTCATCAGATCAGACGACTAAAATTTGCTCGCGGTCAATACCTGCTGGCGCCGTGACCCAGCCGGTCGAAGCCATCAACCATAAGCTATCCCCGGGGACTCAGCTATTCGCTGCCGGGGTCGGGCTAACCCTGAACATTTCCGGCGTAGAATACATTCCTGAATAGTGATCAATGAAACAGGAGAACCATCAGCATGCGCAACTTTTTGAAGATTGGCCAGAATACCGATGTGATGCCACTGCTGGCGGCTATTGCTCGCAAGCCTGAGCTGTGGACTGCGGACACTTATCTGCGCGATTACCCGCAGGGGCCGTTTGGCGAGATTGACTCGATCCTTCTGCGATTCCCTGTGAAGTCCGTCAAGGAGACTGAAGCAGAGGTAGCCAAACACTTCTCCGACTATGACCAACATGAGTGCATCGATCAGCCGGCCTACGCCCAACTACCTGAAGCGCGAGCGCTGGTGATGGCCCTGATGGCCTATATTGGCGGCACTCGACTTGGCCGCGTGATGATCAACCGTATCAAGCCTGGCGGCGTTATCTTTCCGCACGAGGATACGCCCGCCCATGCTGAATACTGGTCGCGTCACCATATCGTTTTGCAGTCTGAGCCCGGTGTGGTTTTCCGCTGCATGGATGAATCGGTGTTCATGCGCCCTGGCGAGACTTGGTACTTCGACAATGCGCTCGAGCATGAGGTAATCAATAACAGCAGCACCGATCGTATCAACATGGTGGTTGATGTGAGGTGCGCATGATCACTTGCATGATTGAGTCGTTCGAAGAGCGCCTACCGGAGTTGCTCTCGCTGCTGCCGCTGCACTATCAGGAGCTAGCGCTTGACAAGGACAAGGTTCCGCTTTCCCCGCGATATGACGTGTATATCGACCGCGAGCATGCCGGTGAACTGATGTTTATGGTGGTGCGTGATGGTGGCGAGCTTATCGGCTACTTCAT